GTCAAATTGCTCTAATGCTTTTACTGTTTCTTTAACACCAATAAGCACTATTGCTCTGTCATCACTCATTACCTACTCGCATTCCTACTTCGCTCCTTGAGATAAATAACTATCGCTTCAAGTACACCATCAGGTGCCTCAAGCAGATCAACTGGAGAAAGCCCTGTCTCCACAGAGAGCATTGCTACCGTATAGGTTAGGCTGTCTCTGTGGATTCGGAATTTGGGTCAGATGCCAATTCAACGCTCTCAAGCGTATCAAGGAAGCCTTCACCAAACGGCTTTACTGCTCTTCCACCATCTCTCATGGCTGCCCATGCAAGAAAGTAGATGTGTTCCAATTTTTGGTCTTCGCTTAGTAGTTTAGCAAATCCCTTATTAAATTTTTGTTCAAATGCAACAAGAGTTTTTGGACGAAGGGCAAATGTTCCTTCTACTCCATCTGTTGTTTTTACTTTGATACTTAATCCATCCATTGTATTACTCCCCTTTAAGGTGTTGTTAGTTTTGTTATTGGTCCTGAAATAGGCCATGTTACATTTACAGTTGCAATTTGCCCAACGCCAGCATTTAAAGGCTGCCATTCTCCCACTAAAGCGGTAAACTGATAAGCAGGATTGGTTGTAGATGTTGGTGCATTTACAGGTTTAATTGTAACTTGTATTCTTGTTCCGATCCAATCATATATAATATCTTCAACGGAATTAGTTGCGAAGTCTTGGTAAAACTCCAAAGCAACAGAGTTAGTACCAAGACCCGCAATTACTCTTTTATAGCCTTGTCCTACTTCAGTAACATCTTGTTCTGCTATTACAGTAGACAAGACTATATTTCTGATATTGTCGCTGAAGTCATAAATTGGACCTGAAGGACTTAAAGTACTATCAAGTGCCTGAAATGTGACTACAGCATTGGTTAAGGCTAATTTTGACATGTTAAGGTGTTACATCCTTGACAATTTTGCCAACGATTGGCCATGTTACAGAAACAGTTGCCAATTCGCCAACTGCACCTGCAAGTGGCGCATACTCAGAAATCAAACATGTGAACTGATATTCTGGATTGGTTGCAGAAACAGCATCTGTTAAAGGCTTTACCTTACATGTTAGGGTGCCTCCAAGTGCTGCTGAGATTATTGCATCAACTTCTGATGCTGCATAATCTTGGTGGAACTCAAAAGTTACTGAGTTATCAACAAGACCTGCGATTCTTGATTTTGCTGCTCCTGTTCCGTATCCACCAGGGTTTCCTCCAGCGAATGCAGTTGTCTCAAGAACATCATATGAAGATGAAAGTGTTACTGAGGCAATGTGATCAGAAAGATCATCCGATGCTCCAAAGACAACGCTTACATCTGTTAGGACTATACGAGCCATTGTTATTTATCTCCTTCATTGTTAACTTGATTAAAAACAAATGCTTGAGGTTCTTCCTGTTGCACTTGCGGTTCTTCTTTTATTTCTTTTCTTGCTTTTGGTGCTTCTTTTACTGAAATTTTTCCTTCTCTAAGAAGTGATCTTACATTGCCCCCAACAGTTTGGATCTCTTTTTCAGTAATAACTTCACCTGGGCGTTTTCCGCATGTCTTACGATCTGCGGTAACTATATATTCCATTATTTCTCCTATCCCCAAATTGCGAGGTTGTAACGATAAGATAAAAATGTAACATCTCCTGAGACATATGTACCACTTTCGGCAGTTAATACTCTCAGGGTATTTACAAGTCCACCTAATGTTCTATCAGATTCAAGAGCAGTTTTAATTGATTTATTTCCTGTTCCTGCTAATAGTTCATCTAATTTGTCTTGACCTGCCCTTTCAGATATTCTCTGAACAATCACATAAACATCTACAGATGCTTGGTCAAGACCTCGTGCATTGTCTATGTCAAATGTGAAATCTAATTGTCCTACTATAGCACAAGGTGGAACTACCACATCTGGTATTGTATCATAAACACGAATACCTGTAATGTTGGTTAAGTTTTGACCTAAAGCCTCTCTTACTTGATTAATTTTTATCATTAGTAGGCAAGTCCCTTGTTTCTTCTAAATGTCTTTAGTAACATCTCAACATCTGGG